TGTGTTGCCACCTTTGAAGACGAATTCATGGTCCTCAATAAAAACCGTTATGTGGGAAGAGCTTTGGATAACCGAGTAGGGGGCTTCATGATTGCGGAAGTAGCTCGCTTACTCAAGGAGAAAAAAATGACACTTACTCGTATTAGCCCATTGCTACATCAAACTCTTGGTTTTGATCGTTTCTTTGATGACATTGAGAGGGTATTGAGCATGACACCAGGACAACAAACTGGTTCTTCATATCCATATCATAACATCATCAAAGTAGATGATAGTCGTTACATTGTTGAACTTGCAGTTGCAGGATTTAGCAAAGACGACATTGAAATCACTAGAGAAAAAAATACTCTAGTAATCAAGGGCAGCAAAACTGCTGAAGACATGGGACAAGCACAATATCTGTTTCAAGGTATTGCTGCACGTTCATTTACCAAAACAATTACCATTGCTGATACTATTGAAGTACATAGTTCAGAACTAAGAGATGGTATTTTGCGTGTTGGTCTTATCAATGTTATTCCAGAACATCAGAAACCAAAACGCATTGAGATTGGTAATGAATTGAAGTTCTTTGAGCCTCAGCTTCTTCAAGAAGAAAAGAAAGCTGCATAACCAATGGGGGATTTACTCCCCCATTTTTGACTCTTTACATTATGAAGAAAACATCAAATTTCAAAATGCCAAAGTCTCTAAAAATTGCACTGTCAACTATAGAGAAATCAAAACGCAAACACTACAAAGATCAATGCATTGCTGCTCTTCTGGAACCGGTTATTGAGTTCAAAAAGAAGAGAAAAGAAGAGACAAAAGATGAATGACATCTTGATGGTAAGTCATTTTCATAAAGACTTTCCATTCAATCATCAATCATCATGGCTCAAGGCTGCATATGCAGGAACTCATGCACCTTATGGTTGGCATCCACCAGGACCAGGTAACTGGATAAACACTTCACATCACAAAAGTGTTTATGAATATCGTCACTACTATAGCATGTGTAATGAAGATGATTTTCTTCGTGCAATGGGTCAACAAGCATCAGAATATTATTTGTGGAAAAATGTAACAACAGATTTCATTGGATGCACAACTTATCGACGTTACTTGAAGTTTGATGATACACAATCTCATATAATCAAAATGAGTTTGTCTGCATCACAAGAAAATGCAAATTATTTTTCTTCAGACAATCAAAAAAATGCTGCACTCAATTTACTTGAAACTCATGATGCGATTACAAATCACTATACACGATTGCCATGCTCAGTAATTGAACAGTATCTACAGTCACAGCCAAAAGAATACATTGATCTGTTTTTAGAAGGCATTATGGAATTGATGCCAGACTATCGGGAACAAATGAATTGGTGGAATCAGAATGAGGTAAGTTTTGAGACTTGTTACATCATGCGTAAACAACTATTCAAAAAATATGCATCTGAGTTATTTGAAATTTTAGAATATGTGTGGAAGAATTCAAACTTGGTGTATCCAAAAACACAAACAACATCTGAGCCATTACCATGGCGCTACCCAGGATTTCTTGGTGAAAGATTTTTACCATTTTTTCTACATGCGAATCAAATCAAAACCGCAAGAGTGCCTCTTGTAATTTTAGAATAGTTTTTTTGTCGTGCGCTACACTTGAAGTGAGTGCTTACATTTATGAAAGAAAAATACGTCAAAGCCCATATGAAAGCAGCAAGTGTTTATGCTGAACTTTCTACCGCACGAAGATTACAGGTAGGTTGTGTGATCGTCAAAGACAACACTATCATTGGTATTGGCTACAATGGTATGCCATCTGGTTGGGACAACAACTGTGAAAATGTTGAATATGTTCTCAAAGAGGAGTGCCAAGCAACTGATGAGTGGATGATACAGAATGGATTTACCGAAACTGCTCATGGTTGGTCAAGACTGGTAACTAAATCAGAGGTGCTTCATGCAGAACTAAATTGTATTTCAAAAGTTTCGCGGTCAACAAACTCAAGTGAAGGGGCAACAATGTTTATTACCCACGCACCGTGCTTAGAATGTGCTAAAATGATATATCAAGCTGGAATCAAAGAAGTGTATTACAAAAGCAACTACAGAAGTGAAGCGGGCATCAATTTTTTGAAAAAGTGTAAAGTTGAAGTCATTCAATGTAACGAGGAATAATTATGAATAATATTACAAAAGCAGCAAAACAATTGGCTGAAGCAAATGCCAAACTCCCAAAAGCATACAAGTATGATCTTGTAATGCGTGACTTTGATAACAAAGTTGAGTTGATCGGTCTTGTTGACGATCCTACATATAACATTGAAGACTTTCGTGGTCGTGAAATGTTGTTTCCTAAAAAATGGGTAACATTAGACGTTTTTGAACCATCAACAAAGGTAACTGTATGAGCAACATAAAACTTCTTACTTTCAAAACGCAACAAACCATCATTGCACAAGTTATAGATGAGGGTGATGTTGGATATAAAATAAAAAATCCTGTTCAAGTGATTGCTGTTCCACCACGTTCAGCGAACGACACTGGTGGTGTTGGCTTTGCACCTTATCTTGCATACTGTGAAGAGTTTGATAAAGGAATCACTATCAAGAAAGACGATGTTTTCTGTGAGACAACTCCTGTTCTTGATTTGTTGAATCAGTATAATCGCATGTTTGGTAGCGGTATTGAAATTGCACCAGCTGGCTTGAAGATTTGATGAGCAAATATTATACAAGTGTTTCAATACATAACAATCACATTCTGTTCAGAGGTGTGAACAATGGCAAACGAGTCAAGTCTAAAGTAAAATATTCTCCGACTCTATTTCTTCAATCTAACAAACCATCTCAATGGCATTCATTGTTCAATGAGCCATTGGAACCTATGACTTTTGATACCATTCGGGAGGCACGTGATTTTGTCAAGCGTTATGAAGAAGTTGCAAACTTCAAAATCTATGGTAATACACGCTATGAATACGCATTCATTGCTGATACTTTTAGAGGCATTATTGATTGGGATATTTCTCATCTCAGTATTGCTTTCATAGACATTGAAGTTGGATCTGAAAACGGTTTTCCTGATCCATACAAAGCAACAGAACCAATCACTGCAATTGCTATTCATCAATTGAATGGCAGAACTACAGTTTATGGCTATGGTGCATATGTAAACAATGATGAAAGCGTAGACTATGTGCTTTGTAAAGATGAAATTGACTTGTGTGAACGTTTTCTTACTGATTGGTCAAGCAGTCCTCCTGACGTTGTTACTGGTTGGAATGTCAAGTTCTTTGATGTTCCTTATATTATCAATCGTTTCACACGCATACTAGGTGAAGAAGACACAAAGAAACTTTCTCCGTGGGAAATTCTTTCACAAAGAAGCACAGTCTTCAAGGGCAAAGAACAAACTGTTTACGATATCACAGGTGTTTCTATATTAGACTATCTTGAACTATATCAATGGTATGCCCCAGGGGGTAGAAACATTGAGAACTATCGTCTAGATACGGTTGCGAGTGTAGAACTTGGTGAAAACAAACTGTCTTATGATGAATATGATAGTCTCCATCAACTCTACAAACTAGATTATCAAAAGTTCATTGAGTACAACATCAAAGATGTAAGACTTGTTCTCAAACTAGAAGACAAGTTGAAGTTGATTGAACTTGCACTTACCCTTGCGTATGATACAAAGTGTAACTTTGATGATGTTTTTGCACAAACCAGAATGTGGGATGCACTGATCTACAATTATCTGCTTGATAAAAAGATTGTAATTCCACCACGCAGAGTTGCAAAAAAGAACTCTGCGTTTGAGGGTGCATATGTCAAAGAACCACAGATTGGCATGCATCATTGGGTTGCATCTTTGGACCTAAATTCACTTTATCCACACTTGATTATGCAATACAACCTGTCTCCAGAAACAATCATAGAGACAAGTGAGTACACTGATGAAATGCGTGAACTTGCTGCATCTGCTTCAGTAGACAACTTTCTCAATAAGAGACTTGATACAAGTGTTCTGAAAAATGTTACGATTACACCGAATGGTCAATTCTTTCGGACTGACAAACGAGGTTTTTTACCTACGATGCTCAATGAGATGTATGAAGATCGTAAAAAGTTCAAGAAAGAAATGTTGAAAGCACAACAAGACTATGAACGTGAGACAGATAAGAGCAAGAAAAAAGAAATTGAAAAACTGATGGCAAGATATAATAATTTGCAGTTGGCAAAGAAACTTGCGCTCAACTCATCTTATGGTGCAATGGGTTCTCAATACTTTCGTTTCTATGATTTACGTCAAGCACTTGCTGTCACACAAGCTGGTCAATTGTCTATTCGTTGGATTGAAAACAAACTCAATGAATATCTAAACAAGTTGTTGAAGACTGACAAAGATTATGTGATCGCATCAGACACAGATTCAATCTATCTCAATCTTGGTCCACTGATTGATTCAGTATATTCTGGACATTCAGCAGACAAGACAATTCGGTTCATGGACAAAGTTTGTGAAGAAAAGATTCAACCGTTTATTGATAAAAGCTATGAAGAACTTGCAGACTATGTTCACGCATATGAACAAAAGATGCAAATGAAACGTGAAGGTCTTTCTGACAAAGGTATCTGGACTGCAAAGAAACGATATATTCTGAATGTGTACAACAATGAAGGTGTTCAGTATGCAAAACCCAAACTCAAGGTCATGGGTCTTGAGATGGTCAAGTCATCAACACCCACTGTTGTCCGTGACAAGATGTATCAATTGGTTGACTTGATTGTAAATACAGATGAAGAAACTGTTCAACAATTTATTGCAGACTTTCAAGAAGAGTTTCGTAAGCTACCTGTTGAAGACATTTCTTTTCCACGTGGCTGCAATGGCTTGAAAGATTATTCTGATTCTGCTACAATATACAAGAAAGGTACACCAATTCATGTCAAGGGTGCGATTCTATATAATCACTTTCTCAAGCAACATAATTTGACGAATAAGTATCCTTTGATACAAGAAGGTGAGAAGTTGAAGTTCACGTATCTCAAAACACCAAATCCGTTCAGAGATATGGTAGTTTCGTTTCCAACACGATTGCCCAAAGAGTTTGATCTACAAGAATATGTTGATTATGAAACTATGTTCAATAAAACTTTTATTGATCCAATTCAAATCATTCTAGATTCGATTGGTTGGAAAACTGAAAAGCAATACACACTTGAAAGCTTTTTTGGATGAAAAACATACGTATCATCAAGACTGGCATCAACGTTTCTAAAATACTGCATCAACTCAATCAACATCCAGAAGATTGGGGTAGTCAAAAACAAATGCAGAATGCAGATCAACTTGATGCAGATAAGTATATCGTAACAACAGACGTACTTCAGTTGATCATGGGTGGTATAGAAAAAGAAGGACAGTATGTTGGAGATACTGAGATATGTATTGAGACACCAGCATACAAGAAACATACAGAGATCGTAAGGTTTCTGAAGAGAAACTTCAAAAAGTTTTGTCGTTGTGGTTTTCTCAAACTTGGTGTTGGTCAGATAGTAGGTAAACACATTGACGAAGGCACTTATTATTTGACAAAAGATCGGTATCATCTTTCAATACAGGGCAGATACGAATATTCTGTTGGTGATGAATCTGTAATTGTAGAACCAGGAACATTACTTTGGTTCAATAATAAATTGTTACACGGCACAGTCAATGTAGGTGATGTTGATAGAATTACTTTTGTATTTGATGTGCCACATTCTAAAAACAATCCATGATACATGTAATACTGCCATTTCTAACTGCACTTGCGCTGTCAGGCATTGCGGCGTATTACTCAGTTATTGGGCTTGCACAGATATTTCCAGGTTCATACTGGCCAATCATCATCATGGGTTCTGTGCTTGAAGCAGCAAAGTTAGTCACAGTATCATGGGTATACAATCACTGGAAGACAACATTCTCTGCACTCAAACTTTATTTTTTGATTGCAGTTGTGTTGTTGATGGGCATTACTTCAATGGGTATTTTTGGTTATCTTTCAAAAGCACACATTGAACACTCAAGCACAATAGCACCACAAGCAGCAAAGGTAGAAATCTATGATGAAAAGATCAAAGTTATTCA